TAGCAGTTTTAGGATTAAATTTTGCTGTGGTTACGTAATCTGTTCTTGAAACTTGTTCCTCATTATGATAATAAGAAACACCTTCAGTTAAATAATTTGATGTTTGACTTGAAGCTGTTGTAGATAATGCCAAAGGTTGGTCATCATTATTATTATTATTTTGATAAAAAGTAATTTTATCACCTCTTCTTACATAAAGAGCAGTTGCCCATTCGATAGTAGAAGTTTCATCAGCGTCTATTTGAAATTTTGTTGTTGAGTCAGTAGGGTCAGTTGTAACCTGAATATTATAATGATACATTGTATTTTGTTCAGGTCTTTTACCTGTTGTATCTGACTCTCTTATCATTAAATAATCAGTATTGTTCCATAATACGATATCGTCTTTTTTATATGCGACAGAATTATCGTATTCGCCACGATAATTAAACCATAAATTTCCGATTTTTGTTCTAGTAATTGCCATTTTCTATCCTATTTATATCTATAATTACTCGTTGCTAGGAGTTTCTACACCTTGCTCAGCGTCTCCTGTTGTTCTATAAATTAAATTTCCTGCTTTGTCAATTTCAATTCTAACAGAACCATTTATTACATCAAAACCTGCATTTTGTTCAGCAGCATTAAATAATGTATCTTCATATTGATTTACAACGTTAAAGTTAGTTATTACTTTTCTGTTTAATTGTCCTGTATCTCTATCAAAAGATAATGTTTGTAAATTAGGAGTTACCGAACCATCAACATAATTTTTGTTTACTAAATGATTTGCCAAAGTTGGCGCTACACTTGTTTGTGGTATTGTTGTAAATGTAGTTGTATTTCCAGTTGAAGCTGATATGTTCGCACCAGAAATTGTTATTTCACCTATTTGAGCAGAGTTAACGGTCAAGTTGTTTTGACCACCACCTAGTTGATTTTCAACAAATGTTCTAATTGCTTTCTCGGTTACGAGAGCAGTATCAGAATTATCACCTAAAGTACCATCTGTACTAAATTCTGAAATTGTTGCACCAAAATTTCCTAATGCAACTGAACCTAAAGATAATTGTCTCAATCCAGAAAGGTCAAAAGCTTCTGCGTTCAATGTTGCCTTACCTGTTGATTGTTCTACTCTAAACAATTCACCAACTCTAAAGTTACCATCTTGGTCGGTTGAAGTATAGAATACTCTACCTCTATCTAAATCGTAAACTTCGTCTGCTTGGTCTGGCGCTTGTGTATAACCATTTAAGTCAGGATAATTTGTAGTTGATATACCACCTGTACCAATATCTAGGAAGTCGTGACCTGTTAATCTTATATTTGAATAATTTTGTCTAATTGTAGCAGTTGTTCCGTGTGTTGGAGCATTTGCTTTTGAAATATTTGGTGATACTTCCATATTTGTTATACCACCGTTTGCGTGTGCAAGAACACTTACTATAATATAACTTACACTTGAAGCATTTGAAAATACAATACTTGAACCTGCTTTTGGTTGAGCAGAAAGACCTGAAGTTTTTACCGTAGCACCTACTGGTAAGATATCTGCATAACCATTACCGCTTACGGTACCTGCTGTGTTCTCTTGTTTGTAACCTGAACCTGCAGCTACATAAGTCCATCTTGAAATTACTCCATCACCAATCGTAGCAGTACCAGTACCAACCGTTGTTGCGTTAGGGTCAGTTACCGTTACCGAAGGAGCAGATGAATAACCTGCACCACCATCAATGATTAAGAATTTTTTAATTATTTGATTTTCAATTACAACTCTTGCTAATGCGTTTCTTGTAGGAGAACCACCGCCTGTGATGGTTACTCTTGGCTCAATTTCATAATTTGTTGTTGCGTCTGGAGCAACTGCAACTGAAGTTGGACCAAATACATCAAAACCTGCTGAACCATCTTCTTTGAAAACGGTAGCAGTTTTAGTTGATGAAGTGTAATCTCCAATATAAGCAGTTTGTCCTGAAGCAGTACCAGTTGTTATTGTAATTCTCATTCCGTTATAGAAATCGTCAGCTTGCGTATCAGCAGCTGCTAATCTGATAGTTGTAGTTGAACCACCTTGAGCAACACCAGTTGTAGTGAAGTGACCTGCACCATTAGTTGTTGTATCAATATGTTTAACTGCACCGTCAGCAAAGTCAGCTGTGAAGTTAGCATTTGCGCCTGAACCTGTAATTGTTTCTGTAGCAGATGTATAAGTTTCACCTGCGTATTCTTGTTCTAATCTGTAAACACCAGCGTTTGATACTAATGCTCTACCAATGATTGCCTCATTATCTCTTGTAGTTACCGTTGATGTTACCGGTGTTTCGTTAGGGTCAACACCTGAAGCAACTGAACCTCTTTCACCATAAGAGTTGTTAGAGTTTAGTGAACGCATTACACCGCCTGAGTCAGCAAGATAGCCAACATAGCAGTAATATGTAAATACAGATACTAATTCTGATTTTGCACCATTTAATATCCATACACCAAAACCGTTATCAATGACCTGTGTAAAGTCATTTGCAAGTATTGATTTATTACCTGCATTGTGTAAAGAACCATCAATTTTAATACCGATAGCTCTAGTACCAATAGATGAGCAGTTTTGTACAAAAGGTGACCTTGCAACAATATGAACAGACGTGTCAGTAGGACCTGAACCTGGGTCAAGAGCACAAACAACACCTGTTGCTGTTGCACCTGTAGCAGTTGTTGGTCTTGTTAAACCATCTGAACTTGGCGAAGACGCTAATTGACCTGTCATACCACTAAATGTCATACCAGATAATGTACAAGAGTCATTTAATCTAAACATTGTCTGTCTGTTATTTGGTGTTGAACCATCACTTGAAATACCTGCACCAGCACCGTTATCAGTTGTAGTATCTGGCGAAACGGTAACACTTCGTAAGTTATCACCTATGATAGCAGTTTTTCTTCCTACTCTAATTGGTAATTGTTCAGTATATGTTCCTGTTGAAACTTTAATTGTTTTAAAATTTGTTGAATCTGAAAATGTTTGTGAACAAGCATAGTTTAATGTTCTCCAAGGTAATTCAGGAGAAGAACCTCTACCTGTATCTGTATTATCAACACCGTTTGTTGATACGTAATAAACTTTGTTTGCTACATTTGGTAATGCCCATACAATATCTGTACCATCTGATTTTAAGAAAGTACCAGCTGCACCGATTGGTAATCTAACTCGTTGAGTTGCGTCTCTAGTTAGTATATCACCTCTTGTAGTTAGAGTTGCGTTTGAATCTCCTTCTGCAAGTAAGTCCCAATCTGTTTGACCTGAAACATCTGGTCTATTAGAAGCTGATGATGTATGATTTGTTTTTGCTCTGTATGAAGATGAGCCGTGTGATACTGCGTCACCAATTTTGTAAGCAGTAGCAGATGACCAAGAAGCTCTCCAGTAAATACCTTCTACAACCAAATCCCAATATGAGTTAGTTGTACCTGTTGGTTCTTGACCTGTGCCATCAATTTTAGCCACGTAATAATGACCACCGTGATTGACGGTATCTCCAGTTTTATATGCTGTAGAGTTTGACCAAGTACCTGTGTTATTAAATCCTGTTGTTAATAATTTCCAATCTGAAGAGTTGTTATATGGTATAACATTGTTGTTTGCTCTTTCAGCAACATAGTTATAACCGCCGTAGGTTACTATGTCACCTAATTGGTATAAAGTTGATGAAGACCAAGAGTCTTCAAATTCTAATCCTGATACGAATAAAGTAAATTTTGTTTCATCTAAAGTTGTACCTGAAGATGTATGTTGAGTTGTACATAGATATGTGTTTGCACCATATTTAACTATGTCATCATTTCTGTAAGATGTTGAAGTTGCCCAATCACCTCTCCAAGCTAAACCAGCGGCAAATGTTTGCCACTTAGCATTATCATCATACAAGTCTGCTTGTGAAGTGTGTCCTGTTAAACATCTGTAAGTTGAACCACCAAAGGTAACAATGTCGTCAACTTTATAAAGAGTTGTTGCCGCCCAATTTCCTTTGTATTCAAAACCGCCGGCCATTTTTGCCCATTTAGGCGTTGAGTCATTTAAGTCTGTGTAGAAATCAGCTGCCGCTGTGTGGTTTACTTTACATACAAACGCATTACCACCATAAGTAAGTACGTCATCTTTTATATAAGCCGTTCCAGTAGTCCAAGAGCCTTTAAAGTGAAACTTTAGTCTACCTAGTACAAAATCTGCCATTGTTTTTTCCTATATTTCCTTATTACGGTGTCCAGTTACCTGTTGCACCATCTTTAGCACCGTATGTATATTCACTACCAATTCTTAATACCAAATAACCATCATCATTTATAAAGTATGTCGCTTTATTTTCATCAAATACGTGTTGCTCATATTTTCTGTTTGTAGTATTCGCCTGTCTAGGGTCGTTTGTTGAATTATAATCAATAGGTATATCATTAATATTATGCCCTACTGAATACGAGCCACTAGCATACGTCAACTCATTCTTTTGAAAATCACCTACTGAATTGTAAGCAACTCCCTCACCGTTGTCCATATTAATTTGGTCTCCGCTATACCAATTACTTTTGGTATAAGTTAAAAGGCCATTTTCATCACGACTTAAAGCGTGAAAACTATACTCACTAGTAATCGTTTTACCATTTGCGTCTTTAGCGTTGTAAACTTTATTAACTACTAGTGCCATATTCTGGTATTCTCCTAACTTAAATTCTATCTATATTTATAAAAGTTTTTAACTTAATTCTAATATAGATAAAAAACATTCCATATTAGATACATCACCATATATTCTAATTATATCACCAGCCTCTAAATTTAGAGGTTTATCCATCTGTAAAGTGTCATTTGGCGGTACCTCACCGTCTTTTATAACGTGTCTGAACGTTGAACCACCATCTGTCGTAATTTTGATTGTTCCTTTTGAAGTACCTGAACTATTTAAATTTGATATCATACAAGCGTGGATAACTGCTTTTGTGCCTGCTGGACACGTATAAACGTTAGCACTAGCCGAATCACCTACATTTAGAGCTGCACCTGCATTAATAAACGAACTAGCCATAATCTATTAACCCCCTAATGCGATTGCAAAAGCAACGGCGTCTCCCTCAGCTGCTAAAGGGTCACCAGTAGCAGTACCATCTTTAGTTAAATTTCCAGTTGTGATTACATCACCAGATACGTTAGGTAATTTAATAAGATTATCTGCCGTTGGCTCAACAACTCTTAATGTAGTTTCATAAGCGTTTGCAAGATATCCTTCAAATACTAAATCTGAACCGTTTAATACAATATTGTTTGTAGTAATATTACCATTAGTGGTAACGTCTTGTAAAATAACTGAACCTGCACCACCTAATTCTTTTACGGTACCATTTGATAGTTTTGTATAAAACTTACCATCAGAGGCGTTCATAGCCAATTCACCAACTTCAAGAGCTGAGGCTGCTGGTATCTGTAATGGTGTAAATGAACGTTTTGGTTTTATTACGGTTGCCATTATTTTCTATTCCTATTTCTAACTTTATATTTAATTCTGTTAATTAATTTATCTTTAGTTAATCGTCTATCTAATTCTATACCGATTTTTCTACCGATAGTCTCTAATTCTTTTTTTGTTTTATATTCTAAATCAACTAGTTTAACTTCTTTACTTTTCTTTTTACCTGATAAGTATTTTACTTGTTTACCATCATAAGATTTTAAAACACTATCAAACCATTTTTTAATAACATTAAACACTAAAATGACCCTCCGTCAATAGTGGTTACTTCAACATCACCTGAAGTTACCGTAAAATTATTTGAGTTAAATTTTGCAACACCAATATTAGATGAACTTGCTAATTCACCTGCAATAGTTAATTTATTTCCGTTAGCAGTTGTATTAATACCTTCGCCTGTTATAAACTCTAAAGTACCACCTACTGATACTTGACCTTGCGTTGAACTTTCATCTGTAAAGAAAATCGGGTCTGCTAGTTTAGAACTCGCTATACTACCTGCTAACATAGCATTTGTAATACCTAAAGCTTTAACTCTTAATGAATCTGTTGCAACTTCAATTGATGAGTTATCAACTTCAACATCAAGTCTATTACCTGTTTTACTTAAAGCGGCACCAGAGTCAATTTGACCTGCACCAGAAAATTGTGCTACATCTAAAGATGTTGTTCCAAAAGTTGGAGCACCTGTGTGTGTAAATACATAACCGTTATCTGCGTTAGCAGTACCTTCTTCAACAAATACGAAAGCGCCACCTGATAATTCACTTGGTTGGTCTTCAGGAGTTGCTCTTGTTAATACAAAGGCAGTTGAACCATCACCTTGCGTTGTTACCGAATAGATACCGTTTTCAGAAGCTGTTGTTTGATTTTTAACTAAAAGTCTGTCGCCGACTGAAAGTGAAACGCCATCAACTACGATAGCACCATTTGAACTTGCCGTTAAAGTTGCACCAACACCTGAACTACCATTATTATAAGTTGCTGATAAGTCAGCAGTAGTACCTGCTCTACAAGATGGTTTAGTGTCTAAACCTTGAGCAACTTGGTCAACATATGCTTTGTTTGCTAATGATTGACTATCAAAACCACTTCTATCTTCGTAACCACTAGGAACTTTTACCGTACCTGTGCCGTGTGGCGATAAATTAATATCCTTATTTGCACTACCAGTTGACATTGTTTGACCATTAATTGTAATGTCATCAATGACAAGTGAAGTTAATCCTGCAATATCTGTTTGTGTAGCGCCTAAATCTATTTGAGTTGAACCAACGGTAACATTTGGATTTGCTATGTTTGCATTTGTTATACCTGCACTACCAGATAAATTTGAATTAGTTAATGCCGTTGCATTTATAGTTACCGTATTATCAGTAACCGCCGCTTGCATACCAGAACCACCAGCAAAAGTCAAAGTCTCATTTGTATTATAAGTATCTGAACCAGTATCACCAGCTAAATCTATGTTTGAAAATATTGTTTCAAATGATAAGTTACCAGCACCGTCAGTTTTCATAAACTGACCTGAAGTACCATCACCATTTGGTAGTGTAAATGTAGTTGTAGCCGCTACGTTATTAGGTGCTTTTAAACCTATGAAGTTTGAACCATTATTTGTTCCTTCATTTATTTTAATTTGACCACCTGCTGTAGATGAGTTACCTACAATGAATTCGTCTATTGCTTTGTTTGAGTCAACAATTAATGTTGAGTTAGCAGTTAATGTTCCGTGAACGTGGTCATTTAAATCTGCAAAATATTTACCGCCGATAACGTCAATACTAGTTGCGTCACCATTTGAATCTACTGAGCCTGTTCCTATGAAAAGTCTATCACCTAAATTTGCTTGGGTACCTGTACCAAATGTAAGACCCATTTCACCTTGTTTTAGTGTACTAGGTGCTGAAGCTGCATTACTTCTTTTTATCTGAATTATAGTTGCCATTTGTTATCCTTAAAAGTTACCACAATTAAACAAGAGCGTTCCGGTTGTGGTTACTATCTCCGTTCTGGTTACAAACTTACCGTCTGAAGCTCTATATTGTAATAATGCACCATCATTTAATTCAGTTGTATCAACATCACCTAAAAGTTTTAATTGTAAAGTGGCGTTCCCAGCTGCCTGAGCTGAAGGAAGTTGTACTGAAACTTTTTGTGGACCGGCACTTGTATTTACATTTATTTTTGCTGTTATATCAGGCATTAAACTCCCTCTCTTTACTATATTTATAACAAAAAGACGCTAGAATTAAGTAGTAACCTGTGGACGTACAGAGATTAATCCCTCAATTACTCTGGTAACAACATCTCCGTTAACAATCTCTAAATCATATACGTATCTTGTATCATCAAGAGCAGTCGTTTGAGTGGCTGTTAGTGATAAGGTTACTACGCCTGAAGTGGCGTTGCTTATCGTGGTTGTGAAATCTTGTCGGGTTTGTGTGGATTGATAACCTTTCGCTAATTTTGCCCTAGCAGTATAACCTGTAAGGTCAAAAGCATTACCATTAGCGTCTTTTACGGTCACATCCGAAGTAAAAGTAGCGCCTTGGTCTATGGATAAATTAGCGATAGCGGCCATCTATTTTTTCTCTGTTTCTTTAATTTCTGTCTCTGGTGCTTCTTTTTTTATTAATTCTACTATTTTAGCGTTATAATGATTAGTCAAAACATCAATTTTTTCAAGCTCAAGTTTGTGTCTCGTTGCGTTGACCTGAATTTCTTGTCTTACCACAAGGTAATTTTGTAATTCAGGACTGAATTTTGTCTCATCATATTGTTTACCATCTATTGTAATCATATCAAATTCTCCTTATACTATACTATTTATATTATAAATAAAGATAGAATAGGAGAAAAATTATGGCATTTTGGACTAAAGTAACCTACACTAGACCTAATGTATTAACACCTTGGTTTGTACCCTCTGATGAAGTGATGGCTGTCATCAATGAATGGCGAACATCTGACCCAGCAAAAATAACTGCATACGAAATATCTGAGTCAGGTGATAAATTAAAGCAATATTATAAAATTTGTTTTACTTCAGTTGATACATCACTAGGTTTTGATGATACAGATGAATATAAAGCAAATGAGATTGCAAGAACTAATCATCTAAATGCAAATGGTATTACCGTTGAACTAACTCAACACGGTGATTCTTATCCTACCGAGTAGGTAAATCAAAACTATCATATTCTTCAGGTAGAGCAATATTCTGCCAACACATTTCATTCGTGTTATCTGATACTTTGTGATTACAGGTAAAATACATTTTATCTAATACCTTTAATTTTAGACTATTCTTTTTATTCCATATATCAATCATTCTTTTCATAGCTGGTCTTCTTTTGATACCTGCGATTGAGAAGAAAGGTATTAAGTGTTTAGATATAGCAATTTCTAAATGAATTGGCAATAGATAATTTGAAGCTGTTGCCTTTAATTCTTTTTCATTATAAAATGATAATGTGCTACTTCTAGCTTTTTTAAAATAATAACATCTATCTAATACTCTCACATAATCAGACGGCCAAAATTTACTTTGAAACATACCTGCCATAGCAATAACTTCATTATCTAATTCTACAACGTGATAGTTTATATAGTCTGGTATTCTTTTTTCAAAATCGTGAAAGTTATGTGGTGAATCTATTGAAGCTTCTTTTGATAGTTTAATTAACTTATCTTTATCTTCAATAATATCTTTAATGTAAATCTTCTTGTCCATTTACTGCAACTATTAATCTAATACAATCTTCTTTACCAAAATTCCAAGCAGAGTGTGTCCAACCTTGATTAACAAAGTAAACTGAACCGTCTGCTTTCATATTTAATAATTCTGGCTCTTCATTTTTTCTTTTAACTGCCGTAAACGACCATTCGTTTGTTTTTAACGGAATAAAATATCTAACACTATAAGTCGTATCATAATCCATATGAGGTAAAATATGAGCACCAGGTTTCTTAATTATAAATCTTGCTCTTGTAGGTTTTGATTTAAACATTTTCATTACTTCTTCAATATATGTACCTCTCAAACATTCTATTAAAGTTGTATAATTTCTTTCATCATATTTAACGTCTCTATGACCTGCTAAAGGTAAAGTATAATCACTACCCTCTGTTAATTCTGTAATAGGTATTTGTTCGTATAATTCATTTAAAAATGGCGTAGCACATTTGACATTTAAATTATCTCTATACTTAATAAGTTTATGTTTATTATCTTCTAAAATTTTAAGTATTTTATCTGTATCAACTTTAACACCTATCTTTTTATAGTTAGGCAATTCATTTCTATTTTTCATCTTAATACTTTCTCAATTATCAATCCTGATAAGTCATATTTACCTAGTCTTATTTTCTTCCAGTTTTCGTGGTGTGTATCGTGATATCCTTCACCAGCTGCAAATAAATTTATAATATGATTGGTTACAGGTTTACCATTCTTATGACCTAATGTATTAAACAAACCATAAAATATATAACTTAATACAAAAGGCATTACAATAAAACCAATAAAAAATTTAAAACTAATTAGTAAAGATAAAACAGCACTAATCAAATGTATTTTATTATAGTTTCTATGAAAGAACATAACTCTAGGATTTTTCAATAAATCTTTTACTAGACTTCTCTTAATATTAGGATATTCAAACATCCATCTATTTAAAAGAACATACCAAAAACCTTTATGTTTAGGTGAGTGTGGGTCTTTTTCAGTATCAGAATATTGATGATGAGCTCTATGAGCAGCCGCCCAACCTAATGGTGATTTAGCACCTGTTAATACAATTAAATATAATATAATATTTTCTATCATAGGAGACAATTTAAAATTTTGTCTATGAGTAAAGTATCTATGTAATCCTATTGATAAACCAAATATTGCTATTATCTGATACCAGATTGTTCCTAAAATTAATGTTTCTACCATATTGCTATTCTATGCATTAGCCTTTCATTCATTTTTTCAAAGGCGTGTCTTTTATGTATTGTTAGCCATTGTTCACTAACAACTAAATCGCCATCTTTCCAATGATGGTCGTATCTATATTTATCTTGTAAGATATGATTTTTTAAGTATTCGTATAATGTCTTTGGTATTCCGTCCATAATCTGTAAAAAAGGAAAGAACAATCCTTTTTGACCATATTCATTTATATGAATTAATTTATATTCTTTATCTTTATTATGATGTTCTTTAAAAGTAGGGTCGTCTGTATAACCACCTCTTTTAAAACCACAAGTAAATTTTACATTATGACAATGTGCTTTTATATCATCTGGTAAATCTTCATA